CTTCCACCAACGGCGCACCACTGACGCCGACTCGCTTTCTCACCATGGAAACCGTCACCATCACCAACAACGGCGCCACCATTCAGATGACCGGCACCTATCCTGAGATCGCCAACTTCCTGATCGGTTTGAGTCAGGCAACGGCGCAACAGTCTGCGCCAGTTGTTAACACCGAACCCGCAGAACTTGTACCCTTTAAGGATGTCGTTCTGGCGGAACTTACTCCTCATCTTGGTGCTCAACTTTCCAAGAAAGTTGTAGACCTTCTGGAGTATTGCCGCAAAGGTTATACCGACTTCGGACCCTTTGTTGCTGCTTACCGTTGGGTCGGGAATGACATTCAGAAGCGCCAACTTCTGAAGACTGTGAGTGCAATCTATCGCTACAAGTTCACTCCCAAAGAGTACACAAACTCCTATCAGTATTCTCTGCGGAGTGAGATCAAGTATGCTACAATCTGCCCCCATTGTGGTAGTATTGCCAGCACACTTGTGGACCGTCTGAAGTCTGAAGGTCTGTGGAAGTGACAGTCTGAGAACTGGCACAAGGGGGGCAGCGATGCCCCCCACCCTACCCTTAGGATGACCGCAGTTCACCACACCACTCCGATGAACACCGCTCTCACCCTGATCTCCAGCAACGCCAAGACTGGACCCATTCCCACCAGCACCAGCGACCGTGCAACCTGCCCCACAACCTGCCCATTCTATGATAAAGGTTGTTACGCTAAGAGTGGTCCTCAGGCACTACACTGGCGCAAGGTTTCTAACGCTGAACGCGGTGTAGATTGGCAAGAGTTCATTGCACAGATTCGTAAGATTCAGCGCGGGCAACTCTGGCGCCATAATGTGTCTGGCGATCTGCAGCACAACAACGGTAACATTGATTACCTGAAACTGCGTCAGTTGATTGATGCAAACAAGGGTCGCAAAGGTTTCACCTATTCGCATCACATTCTGAACGAGCATAACATCATCGCTCTGCAGAATGCGAACGGTTTAGGTTTCACCGTCAACGCATCTTGTGAGTCGGTTGATGAAGCTGACCGTGTGATGAGTCAGCATAACATTCCCGCCGTTGCAGTTGTTCACTCTGACCAGACTCAACGGTTCTACACCACAACCAGTGGCCGTAAGGTTATCACTTGCCCCGCAACAATCCATGAAGGTGTAACCTGCAGCACTTGCGGTTTGTGTCAGAAAGCGGATCGTGAGTTTGTGATAGCGTTTCCCGCACACGGCACCGCTAAAAAGACAGTCAATGAGATTGTGACAGTCTGACAGGTGGCACAAGGGGGGACTGAGATCCCCCCGAACCTGCCACCGATGCTGTAGGATGAACAAGTCAACCACACCGCTCCCATGATTCTTGATCCTTCCCAGGCAACCGCCATCCTGAACCGTTGCGACTGCCACACTGTCGCCGCTGCTACTCTCCCGGTTTGGGAGCGTATTGTCAACGATCTCTCAGTCCCTCCAGACCTTTATGATAAAGTCGAGGATCTGATTGCGATTCTGGAATACATCGAAGGTTGGCAACCTTCTGACGCTGACATAATCGCCGCGAACAGTTGTGGTACAGCATGGCATGATGGTTGCCGCTGATTGATTATACTTAAGGGGGGCAACTTCGCCCCTTTTTTGTATACTTTTTTTGTTAAAAAAAGTTTGCAGGGTCGGTGTCGATCATTGTCGTCTACAGTGCTACCCCGCACCTCTGCTGATTGTCCCCATAGTCTACAGGCACCCCAGACCCATCCGACCGCCACAGTGGACAGTTCCACAAGTGGCACAACCTGGTGGCACAGCGTCCCGTTTGCCCCCATACTGGTATCAGTTCACCACACCACCCGATGAACTTCTCCGCTCTGACCTTCTCCGATCACGGTGTCATCAAAGGTGCCACACATGCCCACCACATCTTTGAGAATGGTTGGGAAATCTCTGTAGTCGCAGGACCGAAGAATTGCGGTCTTCATGGTGACATCGACCACGATACCTTTGAGGTTGCTATCATCCGCCCCAATGGTAACATGCTGGAGGATGTTATCAACTGGCAGACTCCAGTTCAGATCACCACGATGATGCGATTGATCGGGATGCTGTGACAATCCGTTAAGTGTCACAAGGGGATCGGCAACGGTCCCCACCGATCCCCTAGACTTCTCTCAGTTCACACCACACCACTCCATGACTCTGAACATCGCCTGCAGCATCGCCACCCGTCAGATCGTATGGGTCCGCAATGGTGCTAAGATTCAGTCTGGTTCCGCTCATGTATGGGCGGCACTGGGTCGCAAAGGGCGCCTCTGATCTGATACAATACGGGAGGGTCCGGACGGACTCCTCCCCCCCCCCCAATTATCATCATGCAAACTATTCTCACCCCCGAAGAAATCGCCCAGTTGGTTACTACTGGAATGGTTGAATTGACCGATGATCTTATCATTCGCATGGAGCAATTCTGCGATCTTGTTGATGAGAAACTGTCCGAATCTTATGAGGATTCTGATTGGTACAATGATCCGAATTGCGTGATGTCAAAGCATCATTATTGATCTAGTCTAGATTACATCTCGTCGAGATCACACATCATTCATACAATCTCGACGAGATCACACATCATTCAATACACATTCATCAACTAGATTCATGCACAATAATCAACAACAAATCAATTCAATTGGTTTCACAATTAAATACCAAACTCCATACAATTCTTGTGAATGGAGAACACAATCATTCACATCATTGGAGGAAGCACAAAGAATGGTAACATTCTACAGGTCTTGTGGTTCTCCTGCAGAATTGATTAAATGAATAAAGAATAAAAAAAGAATAAAGAATGAAAGTATAAAGAACTAACTCAGGATTGAATGTAATTTATTGTCAGTGGTGTGGTTTATTCTTTACATTCAGTCCTGTCTTAGTTCTTTATACTTTACACTGGTTGAGTTCTTTATACAAACTCTGCCAGGATTCCCCTCTCCTCCCGCCCTCCAGCGTAGGTATGGGTGCCCTGTGGTTCTGTATCGGTTGCTACAGTTTGGCGGATTCGACCCATAAGCGTTGCTGATAGGATGTGTTTGCCGTTTGGTATCCGTTGCTACCGTTTGGGGGTTGCGGGGTCGGGGTCTGGCGGTTACAGTAGCGGAGCGAACCTTGAAAATTAAATAGCAGGATCGGGCGGTGCCGAAGGCATCGCGGGCGATGGGTCGGGCGGGTTCTACCGTCGCGCCGATTCTGCTGTTTCATACTCTCTAGGTTTGCTTTAGCTACACTTTCCACCCTACAGTTCTTTACACAATGGACATGCAATCTAACGCCTCCAAAGTTGTTGAACTCACCGCTAAGATTAAGAAACTTAGCGATCAACTTGACGCAGTAAAGGTGGAGTTAATCACTCAGATGACATCTGAGAATGTAACTCAGATTCAGATTAAGCGCCAAAATGTTATACTCTGCGAGCGCAAGACTAAGGATTACGGTCCTGAGATTAACCGCATTGAATTGGAGATTAAAGCGCAAAAGAAAATGTTAGAAACTCTCGGAGATTTCACCATCTCTAAAGTAACTAACTTCATTCAGGTTCGATAACACTTAGGGGGAGACAATCCTCCCCCTTTCTTTTCACAAACCACACCTAAGGTCAGCACAATGCGCCATCCCATCATCCGCCACAACGCCCGCCCCGCCTATTCTTTCGCTGGCATCGTAAATGCAATCGAGGAAGCACAGAATCGGGGACTGAAGCGCATCACAATGCGTTTCGCAGACTTTATCGTCAAACCCTCCAAGTATCAGGGCAAGATGTATGTTTTCTCCCACGATAAAGAGATCAATCAGTGGGGAACTCTCTCCAACATCTATCTGGGTTGGATCACTGCAACTGAGACCAATCTGGGTGAGGTTGCACTCATTCAGCGTGTGCAATCCGTCGCCGCTGATCCTTATGCTGCCGCTAAGTTGTACGGTCAGAATACCGGGAACTGCTCATGTTGCGGTCGTGAGTTAACCAATGCCCTTTCAATCGAACTGGGGATTGGTCCTATCTGTCGGGAGAAGTTCGGACTCTAAGGTATATCGGGGAGGCGCAATCCTCCCCCCTTTCTATTCGTTCGTGATCGACAGTTAGGTATACTCTGCCGCCTCATTCGTTCGTTCGTGTTTGGCAGTTGTTGTGCGGTGCGGCGGTATATCTAGCGGATCCATGGTCGGATATAAAAACCCAACACTACCCTAACCTACAAAGTGTTACCCAACGGCACTAAAAATATAAAAACTCATATATAAAATTAAAGTTTATATACACTCAGATGAAAAAAAATTCCGGAAATATTTTTGAGTCCATAGAAGTCGATCCAATTACTGGGAATTACTATATTAAAATCCCCGAGCAGATCATGAACGAACTCTCATGGTACGAGGACACACAAATCTCATTTAATCTTGAAGGAAACGAAGTTGTTCTATCAGAAAGAACTTATTGACATCATATAGATAATACTGTATGATACTGATGTAATCACAATCTATTATGGCTAAAGGATTTACTGTAAAGGCAAAAGCGCCGACTTCAACCCAAGAACCAGAATGGGACTACGAATCGGCAAAAGAAATGGTAAGAGGAAAATCCGTGGTATTCTGTTTACCCGGAAGAGGAGTTTCGTATACTTATTTAAAGAGTTTTGTACAACTTTGCTTTGACTTGGTGCAGGCTGGCGCCAGTATCCAAATTTCGCAAGATTATTCATCAATGGTTAATTTTGCAAGATGTAAGTGTCTGGGTGCAAATGTTCTCAGAGGACCAGACCAAATTCCCTGGGACGGAAAACTCCAATATGATTGGCAACTTTGGATCGATTCGGATATTGTTTTTAATACCGAAAAGTTCTGGCAACTGGTTCTCATGGAAAAAGATATTGCCGCAGGTTGGTATGCCACCGAAGACGGACATACAACCTCGGTCGCCCACTGGTTGGACGAAGATGACTTCCGTGGAAATGGTGGTGTCATGAATCACGAAACAATTGAAAGTATCTCAAAGCGCCGCAAACCATTTACCGTGGACTACACTGGATTTGGATGGGTACTAATTAAGAATGGTGTCTTTGAGCATCCAGAAATGAAGTATCCATGGTTTGCACCAAAAATGCAAGTTTTTGAATCAGGACAGGTTCAGGACATGTGTGGAGAAGATGTATCATTCTGCCTGGATGCAAAGGAAGCAGGATTTGAAATTTGGTGTGACCCTCGTATTAGAGTTGGTCACGAAAAGTCAAGAATCATTTGATATAAATGGCGGACTCATACAATATTTTTCATAGAGGAGAACTAGTTTATACCAATCTCACCGAAGAAGAATATTTCAATATTATGGAGGACCTGTCAATAGAATTCTATCAGACAGGTTCTCCAAGACCAGAAGATCTTAAAACTGAAGTTATCGGAGTAAATTATGGCAAAATCGAAAGTCGGACTGAATAAGAGTTCTTATATTCCGGGTCCTCCTAAGAAGTCTCGTCAAGGAGATGGTGGAGGAACCAAGTATGCCGCCTCTTCTCGCAATGGGGCACGAAAGAAGTATAGGGGACAAGGAAAATAATATGTATCTTTTAGATGGTAATGATGAATGGAAAAATATTCATCATGACGATCTATGGATATATAATAAACTATTTCTAAGTCGGGTTTTGGAATATAATTGTGGTCCAGTTGGGACCACTGTTCCCAAACCCGACTTTTATATTGTTCGACCATCATTCAATTTATTGGGAATGGGAAGAGAATCTCGTATAGAATACATTGAACACCATACGGATCACTTTCATCCAGCGGAATTTTGGTGTGAACTATTTCGTGGAGACCACATTAGTGTTGATTTTTACCAAAAAAAGTCAAAATTAGTTGTTTTGGGTGAAAAAGACCCCGAGGACCCACTTTATAAATGGAAAAAATGGACTAAAATTGACCTGGAAATTGATTTTCCCAGTATTTTGTCCCAACTGAAGGGAAATTATGACTGGATCAACTGTGAATTTATTGGAAATCGCCTAATTGAGGTTCATTTTCGACAAAATCCAGACTTTCGATACAAAAATAATGTGGCAATACCAGTTTGGAACGATGAAGAGGTTAGGGATTTGAAAGAATATAGGTTTATAAGTGATGAAGATTACCGAAGAAGGGGATTTTACATCAAATAAATATTTTTTTTTACTAATATTGATCTTGAACAAGTTTTCAATGGGAAAACATCTACTATTAGAAGTATATAATGTAGATTTTTCACTTATCAATGATATAAATTCACTTCAAAATGTCATGATTAAAGGAATTAATCGTGCAAAAATGACAATTTTGAATGTTTTTTCTCATTGTTTTATTCCTCAGGGGTGTACGATTGTAATTGCACTTTCCGAAAGTCATGTTTCTTGTCATACATGGCCTGAAAATAAATGTTTGGCAATTGATGTTTACACTTGTGGCGATGGAAATCCTCGTTTAATAGCACTGGAACTTCTAAAATACCTGAATTCTGAAGATTATAGTATAAGAGAAATTTTTCGTTAAATAATTATACGGAGATAGCAACCTCCATTATAAAAGTTCTGTTTTATTTTTTAAAACAGGAGCTAAAATGTCAAATTTACCCGTTGATAGAGACTCAGAATACATGTACAATATGTGGGGAACAAAAAGATTAGTCACCGATTATGAGAATTCCTCACCAAAAAGAGTAATTCAAGAAGTTATGCATGATTTGGCACCAAAACACAATTTAAAACAACAAGTTGAACTTCATGAAAGAATTAGAAATGATGATGACTACGATGACTGGGAATATGGGACAGAACCAATTTATGATTCTTCATGGATAAATAAGTAAAGAATAGTATGTTCAATGCCGATAACCAGGATATCAAGATCATTTAAGGATATTAGTTTATCATTTGAACCTCATCCTGTGACAAAGGATTTACCAAGTTTAATTAATGAAAGAGCGATTATTCGTTCAATACGAAATTTAGTGCAAACTATTCCAACAGAAAGATTTTTTAATTCTACAATTGGTTCAAATGTTAGGGCACTGC